TACTGACCTAGCGGAATTAAAGATAGATGTGGCTTTGTTGAAACAAGACTCCGAGCACGCATCTGAAATGATGGAAGAAATCAAAGCAAATCAAACGCACATCATCAAACTATTGAGTGAAGGATAAAAAATGGCAGCCCCATCAATATTAGGTATAGGATCAAACAGTAAAGCTTTTACTACAGCTACGTCAAGAACTAGCTCAGCATATACTGTGACTGCTCCAGCCGAAGCAAACACAATTATTTTATCTGCCTGTTTAGATATAGAGCAAGATGGAACTCAAAAAATAACTGGGCTTTCTCTTGGCTCCAGAACTCCTCTTTTTGATATCTCTGTTGCACCTCAAAACGCAGGAAATGCTAATTACAGAAATATTAGAATAATGGCATTTGATGTTGCAGGAGAAGGAGCCATAAGCGAAACAGCTACCCTTACTTTTTCTTCAACTTCAGTAAGGGATATTCTTAGCGTTTTTGTAACAGATGGTTATGTACAAACTGCAAGCTCAGATTTATTTAGAGCTTCAGACGACATATATCAGCTTACTATGACAGGCGATTCTAGCAATACTGGAGTTTTAAGCACCCTTAACTGGGATCAATCTGGTATAACATTTGCTGCGGTAACTGGAACGGAAATAATTGATTCAGTTAACACCGGAATATCATCATACGGAATATACAGCACTACTTTCACATCTGGTATAAATGTTCTTGAGTACACAACCAGTGCAGCTAATGATTCTTGCGGTGGATTATTTATACTCACAAGCAAACCCAACCCATTTGCAGATGTAAACCCAACAGGCGACATAATTTCACACGATATAATTACTAACTAACGAGGTAACAATGAGTACATCTTATATAGGCTCAAAAACAGCAGCAGAAAACGGAGCTGAGTTTACACTATCAACTGGATCTTCAAGAGCGTTTTTTGTCTTTCCAGGCTTTGGCGGCGGCGAGCATCTTTTACTTCAAATAAAAAATTCTGGCGGATCATCTTTTTCAGATGTAGGTATTTTAGCTGAAAACGGTCAAAACACTGGAGTCGTTACTGCTCGTGGCGCTGGAGACTCAATATTTAGAGTTGTAAAATCAGAAACCAGTACAGCTATAGAAGTATTCTTTGATTAATGATTAAACGACAAAAGAAAAGAAAGCTTACTAAGCAGCAGGAAAAGTTTGTTGATCTAATGGCTCGTGGTTATCACGAAGGCCGGGATCCAACAAAGATGACTGTAATGGATGCTTTTAGGTTAGCGGGATATGCGCCTGATAACGGTAACGCCTATCGCTTGTACAAAGACCTAAAAGACATCATTAAAGAGAAGCGTGATGATCTTGTTGATGAAAATCAAGTTGCCTCGTTAGCTACCAAGATCATTGAAGACATTATGGTAAACCCAGATGTCAGACCAGAAATTCGCCTAAAGGCGGCACAAGACGTTCTGCACAGAACAGGCCACGATAAACCGAAAGAAGTTAATCTTAACCAAACAGTATCTGACCTTTCTGATGCGGAACTTGATGAACAACTATCCGAGCTGATTGAATCATCCACTAATGTCAAACAACTTAAGCAAGGCTGAAAAACAAAAACTCCTTAAGTTAATGCAGGAGAGAGAGGAAAGGCGAAAGTTTAATGCTATCGCCGAATGGAGTCCGTATGGCTGGCAGGAAATCCTTGCAAATGCGACAAAAGAGAACAATCAGTGCCTAGCGATGGCGGGCAACCGGGTAGGAAAGACCTATACTGGCGCTAGAATTACAGCGTGTCACCTAACAGGAAAATACCCTGACTGGTGGACAGGCAAGCGGTTTACCAAGCCAATTAACGCTTGGGCTGCTGGTGCTAGTACGGTTACGACAAGAGACATCCTACAGAAAGAACTGTTGGGTGATCCTGTCAATTTAGAGTTAAGAGGTTCTGGGTCAATACCTAAAGACTGCATTGTAGATGTAGTTAGGAAGCCTCAGATACCAAACGCAGTAGAAAGTATTGTAGTGAAGTTCCATAATGCTTTTGGCGTACACATAGGTGAGTCGGTACTATCCTTTAAGTCCTATGAAATGGGCGAAGAGAAGTTCATGGGTTCATCATTAGACTGGGTGTGGCTAGACGAGCAACCGTCACAGAATATATATACCCAGTGTCTAACAAGGACATTGGATAAGAGGGGTTACGTTATGATGACGTTTACTCCTGAAAGCGGCATGACTCCTGTTATCAATCAGTTCTTGAAAGACAGGAAGAAAGGCCAGTTTCTAATACAAGCAGGGTGGGACGAAGCGCCGCACCTTGATGAAGATGCAAAAGAGCAGATCCTAGCGCAGTACCTTCCTAATGAAAGGGAAATGCGTACAAAGGGTCAGCCTGTATTTGGTAGAGGCATGGTCTTCCCTTACTCGCTTGAGAAGCTGGTAGTGGAGGACTTTGACATACCTGATTCTTGGCTTAGAATATGCGGCATTGACTTTGGATTTGATCACCCTACAGCGATTGTATGGGGTGCGATTAACCCAGAGAACGGTTGCTTTTATATAGTTGACGAATACAGAGAATCTCGTCAGACCGCAGTCGAACACGCCATAGCAATAAGGGCTAGACCTAATCAGCCGCCTATAGCCTGGCCGCACGATGGTAACAGGACGTTTGATGGCGGCGACTCAATGGCGCAGCAGTACAGGCAGGAAGGAGTTAACTTTCTACCAGAACACTTTACAAATCCCCCTGACATATCGCAAACTAAGGGAGATATAAAGATTTCTGCTGGTATTACTGCGTTAACTAGAGCAATGCAGAAGGGATTATTTAAAGTATTTCAGAGTTGCCACTTCTGGCAGCAGGAATACGGGACTTATCATTTTGGTGATAACGGTAAGATAGTAGATAAAGAAGACGATTTAATGTCTGCCACACGATACGCATTCCAGAGTCAAAGGTTTGCACAGGCATCTGAGTCAAACAAGAAAAGGCGACCTTGGGAAACCGAGGAAACTAACAACTACAACTGGGTCACATAATGGCAGTTTCCAACAAAGACTTATTAACCGCAATTAACTCATACGAAGACAATGTATCTGACCACATGGACAGCGATGCAGCGCAAACTCGCGCTGATCTTATTGATTACTATCTTGGTGAGCGATACGGGAATGAACGTGACGGCTACTCGAAAATCGTTACCAGAGAAGTCTATCAGACTGTTGAGAATATCAAAGCCGATGTTGCCGAGCTTTTCATTGCAGACGATGAGACTGTTAGATTCGAGCCAGAAGGACCAGAAGATATAGAGGGCGCACAACAAGCAACCGATTATGTTCGATATGTGTTCTATCGTCAGAACGATGGCTTTAGCGCAATCTTAGATTCACTAATGGATGGACTTCTTCAGCGTCAAGGCGTTATTAAGCGCTGGCGCCACATGGAAGACATGGTAACTAATCATAGCTTTGAAGAAGTTTCAGAAGCTGCATTTGCTATTTTGATGGCAGATCCAGAAGTAGAAATCACTGAGTTTGAAGAAGCAATTGATGAGCTTACACAATTAAGCGTTTACAGCGGCAAGTTGTTAAGAACTAAGACTCAAAGCGAAACAAAAATAGAAGTAATACCGCCTGAAGAGTTTGCTATAGATCGAAGCGCAGTTAGNGTNGAAGAAGCCAAGTATGTAAGACAAAGAAAGTTAGTTTCTAAAAGCGACCTCCTGCAAATGGGATTTGATGCAGATAAGGTTGAAAAAGCAGCGACATCTTCTGGATATAACGAATATGACTCTCCTGAAAAAATTGCTAGGGATTTTGACGGCGATAACTATTATGATGATGATGACAACAATATTAGTCCTGTTTACGATTTGCACGAAATTTATATGCGGTATGATCGTGATGAAGACGACTATGACGAGCTTGTTAAAATCTGCAAAGTAGGCAATGTTGTCCTTAATGTAGAAGAAGTAGACGAGATACCTTTTGTTATATGGACTCCTATCCGTATTCCACACAGATTAACAGGTCTTTGCCCTGCTGATGCAGCGGCTCCACTCCAAAAAGTTAAGAGTACACTTTGGCGTAACCAGTTAGATAACCAGTACAACCTTAACAATGGCCGTCCTGTTATCGTAGAAGGCCAGGTAGACCTAGACTCAGTAATGAGCAGCAAGCCCGGTGCACCTTACATCGTTAAGCATCCTAATGCTATCTCATTCCCTCAACAACCTTCATTTGGTCAGCATACTTACAACATGATGGGTATTGCAGACCAGATGTTAGAGCAGAATGTAGGCGCTACTGATAACTCTATTAGCCCTGACATCTTGCATGGCAACACAGCGGCGGGTGCAGTTAGCCAGGTTCTATCTAAGCGGCAAGCTAGAGTTCGTTTGATAGCGAGAGAGTTTGGTGAATTTTTACGCAAGGTCTTTATGGGCATCTACGAGCTAGAGATTGCTTATGCAGATGACAAATCAATATTCCGACTAGACAATAAGTTCGTAGAGGTAGACCCAAGACACTGGCACGCAAGAAAAGACGTTACAGTTCTTGTTGGTTTAGGTAATGGATCTAAGACTGAGCAGTTATTCCATAT